GTAGTGACATCAGTGAATTGAATAGTGTTTGAAGTCGTGTTCCCTGTATCTGTGACTTGTTGTAATGTTTGGAGTTGGGTAAGGAGGTTTGTCGGTAAAATCTTTTTGAGATCATTATTGTTGTCATTGACATACACATAGTTGATATCTCCTTCATCAGCAACTATGGGAGCATTAGGAATATCATTGGAACGACCCACACCAGTGACGGATACAATGCCAGTCGATGGGTGTCCCTTTACGACCAAACCAATATTTTGGATGAGATCCCCAGAACCATAGGGTTTGACATTTGAGAGTTCACCAGCGGTAACATTACTGACATATACAGTTTCACCTGTTTGAAAATTGTCAGTGTTGATTCCATCAGCGCGACCAAAGGTGACGATGAGACCCTGATCGTTGAGAGCAAAGTCTTGATACGCGAGACCGAGGGCGGGCATAGTTGTACTTGAGTTAGATTGGGCTTTACGAATAGAGAATGTGTTGTTGCCGACCGTTCCGGTGGCATACACAGCATCACCTTTACTGATTGTTTCTTCAGCCTTTGCATAGAGGAACGTATGGTTCTGTAATTGGTTTGTCCAGTTAGAACCATCATATACGAGCATATCTTCATTTGCGAGTGCCTTACCTCCTATGACAACATTCGCCAACTGGTTCAGCTTCACCTCGACATTTGCAGTGAGATCGGTGATGAGGGCTGTTGTTGGGTGGTTAAGGGTGAGAGTACCATCAGTGGTTGTGTTTGAAGTCACGTAAGCGTTCCCAACGACATGAAGATTTGAAGTTGGGTTTTTAGTTTCAATTCCAACTCTCTTGTTCACAGAATCCACATGGAAAGTATCGGTATCAACAGTCAAGTTAGAGGACACATAAACATTACCAACCACGTGAAGGTTAGCATTAGGGTTCTTGGTCTCTATTCCAACTCGTTTGTTCACTGAATCTACATGAAAGGTGTCTGTATCAACGGTCAAGTTAGAGGACACATAAACATTACCAACCACGTGAAGGTTAGCATTAGGGTTCTTGGTCTCTATTCCAACTCGTTTGTTCACTGAATCTACATGAAAGGTGTCTGTATCAACGGTCAAGTTAGAGGACACATAAACATTACCAACCACGTGAAGCTCAGCATCTGGACTTTTAGTCTTGATACCAACTTTGTTTCCAGTCGCATCCACGTGGAAGGTGTCAGTGTCTACAGTGAGATCTGAGCTCACATACACGTTACCAACGACATGAAGGTTAGCTTGGGGGTTTACAGTCCCAAGTCCTATGGACTTGCCCCCAGCATCGACATGGAGAGTATCAGTGTCCACGCTCAGGTTCGAAGACACATAGACATTCCCAACGACATGGAGTTCAGCATCTGGACTTTTAGTCTTGATACCAACTTTACTACCAGATGCATCTACGTGGAGGGTGTCCGTATCCACTGTAAGATCAGAGCTCACGTACACATTTCCAACCACATGAAGATTTGCTTGGGGGTTTACAGTCCCAAGTCCTATGGACTTGCCCCCAGCATCAACATGAAGGGTATCTGTGTCAACAGTTAAGTTCGAGCTCACATACACATTCCCAACAACGTGGAGATTGGCATTGGGAACCACTGTCCCAAGTCCTATAGACTTGTTCCTAACGTCCACATGTAAAGTACCAGTATCCACTGTGAGATCACCACTCATACTCGTATTGCCAGTCACGACGAGAATGTTTGAACCAAATTCATCGACATATAGGTTTGAACCGATATCGAGGGTGTGCATTGGGTCAGTGTTTAAAATACCAACATTGGCTTCTGTGTAGAGGCGACCATACACGTGCACATTGATGTCTTCACTTGTCAAAGGTGTGATGACATTACTATCCGCACTACTTTCAGTGAAACCCATGACAATTTCTTTAGAACTTTCCAAAAACCCTACAGTCACATTCGACTGTGGACGTGTCATGATAAGACCTAGGTCGAGTGTCGTATCCCCGGATGTATTATTTTGACCCAATTCGATGATGGCATCCTTAATTTTAAGGTTTTCGGTGACGATTGAGGTGACACCGCCATTAACGGTGAGGTTACCATCCAAAAGAACACCACCAGAAACAACGAGAACATTCGAACCTGTATCATCTATATACACATTCGAACCCACACTCAATGTATGATCGGGCAAGATATTCGAGACACCCACCTTTCCAGTTGTCACAATACCTGTAGTAGGACTTGTAAACCTTGTAGTAAGTGTAGTCGTATTACCGCGTTCAGTTGTAGCTTGTAAAGTTTGACCACCAACAAGATTTGAAGCACTTTCACCTGATTCGGATATTTCACCCGTTACACGATTATACATCATAAGGACGATGTTAGTATCCGTGAAATCATCCCTGAAACGAACGGGAGACATATAGATACTTCCACTGTTAGGTGTGGTCACCAGTGTATTACTGGCGTTAATAATAATGGTATTTTCAGCCTGAACATCGGAGTCTGGGACATTCTTACCGAACCTAATTTTGGTTGAACGTTCCACCGTCGGTAAGTTCTTGACCATTTAATATAGTTGGGCATTTTAATTTGCATACAAAAGTCCAGCCATGCCATTCTCGATACGGAGGATATTGTAGTTGACTGCGTATATAGGGTCGTTAATTGGTAAGGTCTCACTCATGATCTTAGCTGAATCAAGACGACTGAAGTTTAGAGTTCCAGTGGGTTGGAGAGAACTCGTTGAGAGACAGAAGCAATACAAGAAGAAATCGGGGGAAGTCACAAAATTTGTGTGATAGTAGTTCATCACATCGATGAAATGAGGTTTACCCCACCTGTAATTGCTCACATCGAGACCATTGATGTTTAGTTTCACCTTGTTGGTGGGGGATGTCAGGGCTCCATCTGTGGTTGTATCCGAAGATGCGAGATACTTGATGGGATGGTTGAAATGTAAATCTTGAGTTGTGGCTCGAGAAGGTAGATTCTTTTGAACTTGGGTGATGAGAAGGTCATGTCTGCGTGTGGCAATGTTTCCACGCTCTTCGTTATCCAAATAGTAATAGTTGGCAAAGCAATCGACGTTATAACTAGAGGCTGCTGTCGCCCAATGAATGCGAATTTCGACATTGTGGTAGTTGAGTGCTACAAGGGGGAGTGCACATTGGGGTCCTTCACAAAAGAAGAAGCGGAGGGGATAAAAATACGAGCGAGCGCTCACACCTGGGTGTGTACCTAACGCACTTTTGGAGACGTTCTGGGCGAATGTGTCGATGGCGATTTTCTCAGTGAAAATCGCATCTTGACTATCGACGAGGGAACCACCGATGTAGAGTTCCACTTTATCAATAATGGTGTCCCATCGTTGAATGTCGAGGGCTTGGGTACTATCATCGAGAGTGAAATAAACGTAGCCGAGAAGATCTCCAGATCGTTCAAATTGAACACTGGACATCGAATTGTTTTTCACAGGTCCATGGATGACTTGTTTTTCGATGGACTGTGAAAAATTAGCATGCCGTTTGAAGGTTGAGCTAAAGAAAGAAATTTCAGGGTCACCAGTGATGTATTCATCCTGGGCCCCGATGGCGATCAATTGCACAACACCAGCGGACATGGTATACTACTTTAAAGGGAGAAAATTACAGATTGGGTTTTCTACACACGAAACGAATTACGAGAAAGTTTTTATCATTAGCACCTGTACGAGCGATCGTGATACCATCTTGGTTACGAATAGTCACGTTGAAACGATCGATACTACGAATAGGATCGATGTATTGTGTGACTACGGGGTATTCGTCCTTGAAGGTCACAAAGTTGTCTTCATTCTTTACGAGACTCGCGAAGGAGTTTCTAAGCATACTGAGGGAAGCCTGCCCTTCATACACGTTAGAGGTGCGATCACCAAAAATAGAGTCGAGTTGTTCGATGGAAACATAACAATGTTCGGTAGCGGTGGTTGTGTTGATGCGAGCGGCGAGAAGTCTAGCCTGAACAACATTCTTCAGTGGCTGACTGAGAAAGCAAGTAAAGGTGTTGGAACTATCCTGTCCGATGGTATCAATTGTGATGGTGTGGTACTCATAGTTGAGATCGGGGATCGTCTCCGTGGGCGAAGTAATGAGAGCCATTTATAGTTAGCTTAGATTAAAGATCCACCGATTCCGTCCTCAATCGCGTAGCTGGCGTGGTCGGCGACGAGTTTCTGGGCACCACAGAGACCACCAGGGGTAAGACCCAAGGTGTAAGCGTCATCCTCCTTACCGGAACCTGGGGTGCAATCGAGGCCTGGCTTGAGATCAAAGATCGACGCTTCGGAAACCGCCTTGATCTTGATTGGCCTGGGTTGGTACGCGCTGACGTTGCGGGTGAGAGCGAGAGCGACAATCAACAGGATCATCACAATGATAGAAGTGATCGCGTTGCGGTTGGCTTGATTCAACTTGAACATTTATTATAGGTATACATTTTTTTAAAGTGCGTTAAAGATATTTTTTTTAGTTTCTACATAGAGAGTAGATGGACGAAGAAATTATTCTCGACCGAGGAAATACCACTGTGATGAAATTGGATGCTGACGAACAGGCGCTCATGGATGAGATTGAGATTTCAGTGCCTCGCCCTAAAGCTGTTCCTCGTCCAGTACACAGACAACCACCTCCACCTCAAATGAATCATCAAGAGGCTATGGATGCCTTTGTGAATCCCAATAAACAATCGGCTCCTGCCCAGCCTCAGCAGGATGAGGAGATTGACTATGGTGAAAATGATCAAACTTTCTTTGATGATGAACCCATGGGTGGTCCAGAATCTCAAGAAGAGCAACCTTCGAAGGGGTACACTTCTGTGGATGAAGAAAAGTCTGATCTTCTCAACAAACTTGGGCGTCTCGAAAAGAAGGGGTTCGCTGTGAACAAGAGACTCAATGCCTATTCCAACATAGATGAACTTAGATCCGAGGTGAAGCGTATCACCTATAGCATAGATGTGGAGCAGTCGGTACGCTTTTCGAGGCGAATGTTGATTGCGTGTGTCACCGGTCTCGAGTTCCTTAACAAGCGGTACAATCCCTTTGAGATCCAGCTTGAAGGTTGGTCTGAGTCCGTGATGGAGAATGTTGATGACTATGATGGTGTTTTCGAGGAGCTCTATGTGAAGTATCGCTCGAAGGTCAGCGTCGCTCCAGAGGTGAAGCTCATCATGATGTTGGGTGGTTCGGCGATGATGTTCCACCTCACCAACAGTATGTTCAAGTCGGTGATGCCCAACATGAACGATGTG